GGTGTTGTGCCATCTGGTGGCATATCTTTAAATACATGGCACCACGTTGCAGTTACAATAAACAGCAGCAACAGCCAATTTAAAATCTACTTTGATGGGTCACCAGAACTAACTTATACGGCGACATTGCCTCAATCAACTGCCGCTGAACTTTGGGTCGGAGCAGGAAGAGCTAATGCCTCATCCAATCCGGGCATGTATTTCCACGGACAAGTGGATCAACTATTTGTAACTCAGCAATTATTATCTGATTCTGAGATTTCAAACATTTACAATGCTGGTAGATAGACGTGTCAATATGTCCTTTAAGGACTTTTATTAATATAACGACTATTTATTGAAGAAATATATTTTTAGGAGATAAATTGATGTCCAACATGTTAGAACAAGCAATCGCTGATGCTGCAGCATTAAGAGAACAAGCTATCAAAAATGCTGAGCAATCTGTTCTCGACAAGTATTCGAAACAAATTAAAGAAGCAGTAGATCAAATGTTAGAAACAGACGACGCTCCCAACAAAGCAAATGAAATTATTAGCGAAGTTGAAGAAGAACTCATGGAACAAGAAGAAGCTCCTGTTATGGCAGAACCGGCAGCAGATGCTGGTATTGAAGCTCCGCAAGCATGGGACTCTCGATTTGATGATATCTCGATGAAACTCACGGCAATGGTTGACAACCTTCCGGAAGATGAGAATGGAATGATTGAATTAGATCTTGGAGATTTTTCAATTCCCCAAGATGAACTAGCAGCCGCAGAAGGAGGTCCAGAAGAGCCCGAGAGCGATCTTGGAGACCTCGAAGGGGAAACACCCGAAGAAGAAGGGGAAGAGGGTCTAGATAGCCTTCTTGGAGATCTAGGAGACGATGAAACTGAGACTATGGATGACGAACAACTTCAAGAAGTCTTCGATATCCTTGGTGACATAATGTTAGAAGAGGAAATGAACTTTGATTACGACCCTATTAATGATGAACTCGGTAAATTTCAAAATAATCGCCTAAGAAAAAATTACAATAAAGAAGCTGCCACACTGCAGTATGAAGATGAAGAATCATCAGAAGAAGAACAAGTCGATGAGGAAAAAGAAGAACTCATGGGCAAAGTAAACGAATTACACGAAACAGTAAAAACTCTGACGCAACACAATAGTCAATTAGAAAGCGTCCTATCCAAGTTGGAGGTCCATCTTGAGGAGTCTTTATTGTCAAACGCAAAACTTTTATATCAAAACCGCACACTGAGCGATGCCTCCCTGAATGAGCGACAAAAATCTAAAATTGTCGAAGCCATCTCCAATGCGGAGTCTCCGAAGGAAGCTAAAAATCTTCACGAGACACTCAAGACTACAGTGGGATCGACGCCTAATAGCAAAAGAGATCCAAAATCACTTAGTGAGTCTGTCAATCGAAGATCGAACTTAAGTTCTATGCTAAATTCAAGACAAAACATTAACGAAAGCAAGCAGAGCTCTGATCCATGGAGGGAAAAGATGCAGAAGCTTGCGGGCATAAAAAAATAATTTAAGGAGATTTTAAAATGTCTATTATCGAAACTCTTACTGAGGGCATCGTGAACCGTGATATGGGTCAAGAAGGTGCTGCTCTTTTAGACAAGTGGTCTCAAACTGGACTACTTGAAGGACTCGATGGGTCCCACAAATCAAATATGGCTCGTTTACTTGAAAACCAAGCCAAATCACTTTTAAAGGAAGCTTCAACCATGGCCGCTGGTGATGTTGAAGGTTTCGCTGCTGTTGCTTTTCCAATCGTTCGTCGTGTATTCGCTGGACTGATTGCTAACGATCTTGTAAGCGTTCAACCAATGTCTTTGCCATCTGGTCTGATCTTCTTCCTTGATTTCAAATTTTCTCCAAACATTGGAGATAATGCTACTGGTGGCGCACCTAGATTGGGTAATGCTGCTGAGGCTTCAATTTATGGCTCTAACGAAGTTGGTGCTGAAATCATCGATGGTGTAACACTTGTTGATGCTACCAACAAATCAGGGTTTTCTGGTCCTGGTCGCGATGGTCAAGTTGGTTACGCATATGCTTCTCCAACCGGTAGTAATGGGGCTGCTATTACTGGTGATGCCAATGGTTATCAAGTTAAGGCTGCTTTTAAGCTTAATGGATCTGTAACTGAAGCTAATGCTAAACTTATTAAATTTGATCCTGATCTTCTTGCTATTACTGATGACTCTTTAGGTGTTGTTGTTATGGATGTTGAAGAAACTGATCACACTGTTGTTGATGGTGATCCTGATTTTGATAATTTGTCAGCATTCTTGTTTGATGCTACAGAATTCCAAGCTAGAGCAGATGCTGCTGGTGGTGCAATGACACAAATTCGTCGTTTGACCTCTTTGGCTTCTGCCGCTGATGCTGCAACAACTCTAAAAGCGGTTCGCTATGTCTTTGTTGGTGGAACAGTTACTGCTGGTACCACAACCGACACAGGTGACATTGCTGTTCACAAACTAGTATATCCAGTGAAAGACAAGATTATAGAAGTTGCTGGTGGACTTGGTGCTCTAGGAACCTCAGGTAACTTGATGGCACTGGAAGCAAATACAAACATTCCAGAAATCGACATCGATGTTAGTTCAACGGCTCTCACAGCTCAAACTAAAAAGTTGAAAGCAAAATGGTCTCCAGAATTGGGTCAAGACTTGAATGCTTACCACAACATTGATGCTGAGGTTGAGTTGACTTCTATTCTTTCAGAGCAAATTGCTCTTGAAATTGATCGTGAGATTCTTGCTGACCTTGTAAATGGCGCTACTGCTGCTACTTACTACTGGTCTCGTTCACCTGGTTTGTTCTTAAATCGTGAAACTGGTCTTGAACTTGGCGCCGCATCTGCTGCTCCTGACTTTACTGGAACAGTTTCTGAATGGTATGAGACTTTGATTGAAACAATCAATGACGTATCTGCTCAGATCCACAGAAAGACTTTGCGTGGTGGCGCAACTCACATTGTTTGCTCTCCTGAAGTTGCAAATATCCTTGAGTTTACCGCTGGATTCCGTGCAAACGTAACTGCTGACGCTGACAAAGGTGACATTGGTGCTGTTAAGGTTGGTTCTTTGAACCGCAAGTTCGACGTTATCGTTGATCCTTACTTCCCACGTCAAGTCATCTTGGTTGCTCGTATCGGCTCTTCTTTCCTTGAAAGTGGATATGTATACGCACCATACGTGCCGCTACAAACTACACCAACGATCTTCGGTCCAGAGGACTTCGTGCCTAGAAAGGGTGTCATGACTCGCTATGCGAAGAAAATGGTTCGCCCTGATATGTACGGTTTGGTTATCTGCCGTGGACTTCTTGGAGAAGAAGGTGTTAGCTAATCATTGATTAGGTAACCCTATAAGGCCCCTTGGATTCGTCCTTGGGGCTTTTTCTTTTTCCAGAGACTATTTATTACAACTTGAATTTACTCTCCTTGGGGCGGGGCGGCTGTCCCTAGAAAGATCTATACCGAGGCCGCTGGTATAAATCATTGATTAAAATCGAGTTATTGCAATAATATAATTTAAGGAGAAAATATTATGGGAAGAAGAATAGGAGCAAGAAACCTAGATCGTTTGCTTAGAAGAGGAACAACTGGTAGAGACACATCATTTCGAGCTGGTTCTGATTGGGATAGTTGCCTAAAATCACACAGAATGTATAACGAAGGTATTTTTATTATCACAGAGATCGCACTAGATCTTGGTGCTACTGCTGTTACTATTAAGGCACCAGGTGGAAATGATGAGCCTTTCGGACTTGATGGGGGTTCTCAAGCATATATCATGCAATGGGAAGATTCCATTCATGGCAAGTTTCACTTAGCAGAGGTATACGTAGTTGAACAACTTAGCACAAGTAATGCGTTTAGTCTTTCAAGTGGAGACGCCATTGAAGCACATGATGACGCCGTTCAAAATCGGGCGGATATTGTTGCCGGTGTGGCAAGAACCGTGGGTTCAAGTAGTGGTCACGGCTCTTTGGATGATGGTGAATATGTATATATTACAGAAGATACTCATTCAAGTGCTGCTGCGCTTACTACGGGACAATTGGTTATTCGTTTGATTGGTATTAAAACGGCTGATATTTCTGCTGATTGATAAAAAAAGGAGTTAGATTATGCCTAGAATAAGAAAAGCACAAAATAGTGTTGAAGTTGCAGAGTTTAAGACCAAAGCCAAAGCGGAAGCCGAAGCAAAGGCAAAAGCTGCTGCTGAAAAGAAAAAGAAAGCTGCCGCTGCTAAGAAAAAAGCAGCTGCTAAAAAAGAAGAATAGAATTGTTTCATTGTATTCCTTTTGACCTCCGATGTTCTGCGTCGGAGGTTTCTTTATTTTTAAACTAATTAATGGGACGGAGGATATTATATGAGTTTCCCTGATTTAACCCCAACTTCAACCCAGTCTGCAATTACGCTTCCAGAGACCGCAAGCGATTCTGATGCTGATATCAAATCATCACTAGCAATCGGTCACTACACCGGTTCTGCTGCTTTTTTGCTTGGAGCAAAAGCTCAAGTTGCTTTTACGTATAAGAGATTAGGTGGGGACATACTTGATATTGAATTGACAGCAAAGAACGTCTATAATCACTACGAGGAGGCGTGTTTGGAGTATTCCTATATCGTGAACCTCCATCAAGCTAGGAACGCTTTAGGGAGCGCCCTAGGGGGTCCTACAGGATCATTTGATCACAAAGGCGAGATACAAGATGGTGACGGAGTGTCTCTTAAGTATCCTAAGTTTCAATTTGACTATGCTTTCAGAACAGCAGATAAGTTTTCTTCCGAAGCATTGGTTGGAGGAACTGAACCTATTTATTCAGCTTCTTTTTCAACCGTTGGAGGACAACAAGATTATGATCTTCAAAATGTTGTTTCATCTTCGGCATTTAATACAGATCACGCTAGTTTTCCTTATTATAATAAACTCATAAACAACCCAAGAATAAAAATTAGACAAGTATATTATATTACACCAAGACAAATGTGGAGATTTTATGGCTATTATGGCGGGCTTAATGTGGTGGGCGATTTTCATAACTACGGTCAGTATGCTGATGATTCCACCTTCAATGTCATCCCAGCGTGGCAAAATAAAGCACAAGCAATCGCATACGAAGACCACCTCTACACAAGAACATCACACTATTCCTATGAGATTATAGATAACAAATTAAGACTACACCCCACCCCAGACTCTGTATCTCCTGATCAGTTCTGGTTTAGGTTTACAATCTCTGGAAACGATGCTTTTGAAGATGCAAATGGACAAAATGGGGTTGATGGCGTGAACAACATGAACACGTTGCCAATGGAGAATATTGCTTTTGAAAGCATTAATTCAATTGGTCAACAATGGATAAGAAGATTTGCTTTGGCTCTCTCCAAAGAGACTTTGGGACAAGTTAGAGGAAAGTTTGGTGGATCCATTCCTATTCCTGGAGATAATGTATCTCTTAATGCCTCGGATCTTTTAAGCCAAGCATCTAGTGAACAACAAGCATTGCGCGAAGAACTAAACAAGCAACTTGACGAAATGTTGTATGCTAAACTTGCTGAGACAGATAAGGGTATGGTTGATAATATGGATGCGATTGTCGCTAAAACTCCATTAAAGATTTTTGTGGGGTAATTAAATGTCAGAATGGGAAAGACCAACGCAACCACCCCCACCATTATTTCTTGGGGATAAAGAAAAGAACCTTGTCAAACAAGTCAATGATGAAGTTATTGAAAGAGTTGTTGGTCAACAGGTTTTATACTTCCCAATCGACATGGAAACAACCAATTTTCATCCATTATACGGAGAAGCTATTGAAAAGAACTTTCTCCATCCAATTCGGGTATTTGCTCTTGTAGAATATATGGGTGTTGAAACATCATTCATGGAAGGTATCGGTATTGACAAGAAAACCGGTCTAAAAGTCAATTTTCACAAGCGAAGATTGACAGAAGATCAGAACCTATTTGTAAGAGAAGGCGATTTCGTCAGATATGGTAGTATTTACTATGAGATAGTAAAGATAAATGAGCCAAAGCAACTGTTTGGGCAGATTGACAGCAGGTTTGAAGTAACTGCTGAATGTATTAGAGCAAGAGATGGAGTTTTCAATGGCGAATAAAGAATATCCTTTAAAACCTTCAACAATTGAAACCATCGACACGGCGATTTACAACCTTATTAATGATGGATTTGATTTACATACAGCGACAAATACTGGTTTCCGTAAAGTGCCTGTTTTGTGGATGTCTCCGGAACGTGCTGTTAACTCAAAAGATAAAGATATCAGAGATTCTGTTGGGAAATTAAAACTTCCTTTAATTTCCATTGATAGGACGGGTTTCAACAAAGATCCTGCTTTTAAAGGCGGATGGCAAGCACATGTTTTCCCAGATACAAAAGGTCCAAGAGGATATAAAAAACATCAAAGACTTATCTCAAGAAAAATAGCTCAAGCACCAACAAGAAAGTTTGCTTCATCCAAAAGCGGACAATTTAACGGACAACAGAATTACCCAGTTGACAACAAGAAAGTTGTCTACGAAGAGATTTACGCACCCATCCCTGTTTGGGTGACTGTAAACTACTCTGTGACTTTAAGAACAGAGTATCAACAGCAAATGAATGATTTAATGACACCGTTTGCGACGAGAACAGGATTAATCAACGCATTATTTGCGGAGTATGAAGGGCATAGGTATGAAACTTTTATACAAGGCGACCTATCCACAACAAACAACACAGCCAATCTTGGCGAAGAAGAGAGGTCATTTCAAACAAAAGTTGATTTGAAAGTTCTTGGATATCTTCTCGGAGATGGCGAAAATGAAGAAGCCCCAAAAGTGACAACAAGAGAGACAGTTGTTGAGGTCAAACTTATTAGAGAAAGAACAATTGTCGGAGACTCTAAACCATGGGAATCCGACGACGACAGTTTTAGAGACTTTTAATGACTTTGGACTTTAGGGCTACTATTTATTAGGAAAAATGAATTTATTAAGGAGATAAATCGATGGCTAAAAAATTTGATTTTCTTTCACCCGGAATTGACATCCGCGAGATTGACCAAAGCTTTCTTCCACAGGAACGAGAGGCCGAAGGCCCAATTATCATTGGCCGCACCAGAAAAGGACCAGCCAATAAACCCGTAAGAATTAGAAATCTTGACGATTTTGTTTCTATATTTGGTCTTCCTGTGCCTGGTGGTAACGGAAACCTCGGAGACGTTTGGAGAGAAGGAAACACTATTGGACCAACTTACGCATCTTACGCTGCGCAGTCTTGGTTAGCATCTGAGAACTCTCCTGTTACTGTTGTGAGACTCGCCGGTGAGCAACATTCAACAAATGACGGTTCAGCAACCGCAATGGCTGGTTGGCAACTTGGAACAAACGGTGTAACCGCTGATGCTTCCACAAACAGCACGGCTTATGGACTTTTTGTTTGCGATAGAGTTGATACTGGTGAGAATACAACAATCTTACTTGAAGCTCACGCCAGTTTTTATCCAGCTAACTTTGAAACCGAGGCTGTGAAACTAAGAATTTTTAGGGCTGCCGCCCAAAATCCTTCCACAGCGGGAACAGGCTTGAAGTTTGAAATTGTTTTCGACAACGATGCTAGCACTGTGGCTGCTGGTGCGCTTCAAAGAGTAGAAAATGCTGGTGGGTCAGATAATAGTGTTCCACAAATTACCGCTGGTATCCAAGGATATACAAACATTACTCAAATTTTAGCTATAATTGAAGATGCTTTTGATTTAGCTATTGCAAGTGGCGACATTAGTGATGTCGGATTAGATAATACTGGACCTACTTTATTAATACACAACCAAAAAGCTGGAAGTGACGCTGGAGATCAGTTAGGAATTACTGACGTTCAGAACAACCGTGACAACTTCAAAGCAACAGGTGTGGACCCTGCTGACGGAACGACGCCTGAATCCGCAACTTCTATAAGAAATGGAACCGGTGTCGCAGCTGTTGGAGCTACAAGAGCGGCTGTTAACGGCTCTCTTGCTGCTGTTCTTTACTGCTCAAAGGGATCTCTTGCTCTCAAGGGTCTTTTAGCGCATGGATCTGAAGCTGGTGGGGTATTAACTTCGACAGCCGGTGCGCTTGTTGAGAATGTTGGAGATAAGCTAGAATTTGAACTGTTAGTATTCGACGAAAACGACATAGAGGTTGAGTCTTTAAACTTTAACTTTCAAAGAAACTCTCCTAAATACATCAGAAGCGTTCTAAACACAAATCCACAATTAACAAACACTACAACAATTGAGACCGCAGACCAAAAAACATATTGGCTTGGAGAGTCTTTTGTGGACCACTTAGATACAAATGTTGATCTAGCAGCAGCAACTAGTAAAGCCCTTGCTATCCTCATGCCTCTTGGTCACAATGATGACACAGCTGCTAACAATTGGGGATACCACAGATATGCCGCTCGCGAAGCGAAGTCTGGTTGGGTATTCTCTGATAGAACCACAAACGAAGAAAAACTTTTCCGATTCAAGTCTTTACATGTTGGAGAGGATATTCAAAGAAATTATCTAATCGCTATCGAAGAAATTACAGCTCCCACAAACCCAAGCGTCAATGCTTTTGGCAGCTTCACTGTTTGCTTTAAAGACGTTGCTGGGAATACCGTAGAGAAATATACAGGCTGTAACTTAAACCCTGCCTCTCCAAACTATGTGGCTAAGAGAATTGGTGACCAATACCAAGAATGGAGTGATACCGACAGGCGTTACAGAACCTATGGAGACTTCCAGAACCAATCTAATATTTTCTACATTGAAATGGCTGAGAATGTTGCTGCTGGGGCTGGACAAGGACGAATTCCTGCTGGATTTTTTGGACCTGTTAGGCCAAAAGGTTTTGGTTTTCTTACAGGTGACGAGGAAGTAAAATCTCTTGATTTAGCTTCTAATTTTACAGGATCAGTTGTGAGAATAGCTGATGATTCAAATTTAATTAGAGGACACACTGGGGATACTGGTAACCCTGCTAATCTTGGACAGATGGAATCTGCTAAATTTGTATTCCCTCAACTAAGAATGAGAAACAATGGATCTGATGGAGGAGCCTCTGATCAAGCAAGAACTTATTGGGGCATTCGTCCAAAGATTTCTGCTCAATCAACTCAACATGATCCGGATTACGTTGATTACCTTAGAGGTCTTGGTATGGGCCAAGGCGTGGAAGGAACTCATCAATCACCCGGTGAAGACTTTGAATACTCTTTCATCTTTTCTCTAGATGACGTTTCTGGTTCTGCTGGGAACACTATTGATGGTGGAACTGATGGAGTGTGGACTTGGACATCTGGAAACTTTGGAAGCAACAACTCATTTACAAGTAATTCTGCGATTGACAGAACATTTGCTGATCTTCTTGATCAAAATGTTAGACAATTTATTATGCCTGTATGGGGTGGATCTGAAGGTTTTGACATTACTGAAATGGAACCATTGAGAAACGAGTTAATTGCCACTGCTGGTAGCTTATCTGAGACAACAAACTATGTTGACTATACAATCTCAAAAGCTTTGGATTCAATTTCTGATGAAGAAGTTGTTCCCGCTAATCTTTTGGTTATGCCAGGTATCTTTAAGGCTGCGGCTACAAATAAAATGATTAATGTAGCTGAGAGCAGAAAAGATGTTCTTGCCATCATCGACATTAAAGGTGATTATAGACCAAGAGCTGAAATAAAAGGAACTAGCGTTGCTAGATTAGGTTCCGTTACTGATGCTCTCACAGACATCAAAGCAAGAAACCTTAATTCATCATACGCATGCGCTTTCTACCCAGCAGTTCAAGTGTCAGATAATCTGAATGGCGGACAACTCGTATGGCTTCCATCTTCTGTCGCTGGACTTGGTGCTCTTGGTAAATCTCAAGCTCGATCTGAACTGTGGTTTGCTCCTGCTGGATTTAACCGTGGAGGGCTTGGATCACTCGGTGGACCTCGTGGACCTCGTGTTCTTCAAGCGAGACAACGCCTTGACTCAAAAGAAAGAGATCTATTATACGAAAGAAATATTAATCCAATCGCAACATTCCCTGCTGAGGGCGTTGTGATCTTTGGACAAAAAACTCTACAAGCAGACGCTTCTGCTTTGGACAGAATCAATGTTCGTCGCTTACTTCTTTACTTAAAATCGGAAGTATCAAAAATCTCGAGAAACTTGTTGTTTGACCAAAACCTTCAATCAACATGGAACAGATTTACATCTCAAGTTAATCCAGTATTAGCTTCAACTAAGGCAAGATTTGGCTTGTCAGACTACAGAGTTGTCTTAGATGACACAACCACAACTGCTGACTTAGTAGATAGAAACATTATGTATGCGAAAATCTATGTAAAACCAGCACGCGCTATTGAGTATATTGTTGTTGACTTTGTAATTACAAGAACTGGTGCGGATTTCGTCTAAGCCACTAATTATTATATAAATAGGAGACTAATATTATGACATTTTGGGGCGAACAATTAGACGCTGGAAAAAGTGATCCAAAAAGAAAGTTTAGATTTAAAGTTGAAATCGGAAGTCTTGGTGGTGGCGTTATTTGGTATGCTAAAACTACCAACAAGCCAGAGATGACTATTTCAAATGATACAAGTCACAAATTTATGGGACATACATTTAAGTTCCCAGGATCTGTTACTTGGAATGATATCGAGATGACATTGGTTGACCCAATTGATGAAAAAGCATCTTCAAAACTTTTGCAAATTGTGGAAGCTGCTGGATACGTATTTCCTAGAGAAAATTATGAAAAAGAGACCGTTGGAACTAGAGCTCTAGAGACAATTTCAAAAGGAAAATCAGCTGAGGCTCTAACGTCTGTTGTTATTTATCAACTTGATTCTGATGGAAATGCTGTGGAAGCATGGCAATTACATAACCCATTTATTAATAAAGTTGGGTTTGGAGAGTTGTCCTATGAAGACGATGGGCTATCTGAGATCTCTTTGGGAATTACATATGATTGGGCTTCATATAGCGAAAATGGAAGTTTTGTTGTTGGTGAGGGCATTTTTGATAGAGAAGAGCTTCCAACAGATCCTAGTGTAACTTAAGGGAGACTAGATGACTTGGTGGGGCGAACCATTTAACAAAAAATCCACGGAACTGAAAAGGAAATCGAGGTTCATGATTGAAACGCTTGGTGGCTTACTGCTTTCAGCCAAATCTGTTTCAAAACCCAGCATAACTATAGAATCAAAAGAATATAGAATGATAAACCATTTCTATAGTTATCCTGGACTTGCCAAATGGGAACCAATAAGTATTGTGTTTGTGGATATTGGATACTTCGAAGGAAATCAACCACAAGCCGGCACTCCTGCCGGCGAGGCCCCTGTCGAATCCCCAGAAACAACCACTAAAAAAATGTCCACAAGTCAAACTTTTTGGACAATGCTATTGAATATGGGATATATACCGCCAGATGGATCGTTGGGTTCTGCTGCCGGTGTTGGTTTTGTTGGCCTCAGTCCAAGTAAGCAGGGTGCAAGTGAAAATGCAATAGGTCTACTATTAATACATCAATTAGATTCAAATGGTGATAAAACAGAGACTTGGGAACTAGTGAATCCAATAATTACCAAATTAAGGTGGGGAGAACTATCATACGACGATGATGGTGCCGTTGAGCTTACAATGGATATTAAGTATGATTACGCTATATTGAAAGACACCTCAGGAACCGTAAACGCACAAGGATGAGAATAAACTCGGAGTATAAATGAGAAGAAACAATGAAGACCGATTGATGGGCGGTCATAAACCAACACCATCAGAGGAAGCGCCACAAATGGCAAATCCAATGGATTTTGTAACGCCAACTCAATTTGTAGATCTTCCATCTAAAGGAAGATATCCAGAAGGCCATCCACTTGAAGGAAAAGAGTCTATTGAAATTCGTTACATGACAGCCAAAGATGAAGATATTCTCACAAACAGGTCTCTCTTAAAAAAGGGGATAGCTATTGATAGATTGATTCAAAACTTAATTGTCGACAAAAGCGTTAATGCTAGACATCTTTATATTGGAGATCGAAATGCGATTATTGTTTTTGCTAGAGCATCAGCTTATGGTGCAGACTATAAAGCAAAAGTTCAATGTCCTGCTTGTGGAGAACAATCTAAGTTTCAATTTGACTTATCAGATTATGTAATGCATGATGGAAATGGAACTGAAGGAACAGATATTGAATATAAAGGCGATGGGACATTTGTTACTACTTTGCCACTATCAAAAATTGTTGCTAGGATTCGTCCATTGTTGGGCCAAGATGAAATTGAAATTGTCTCAAGTGGTCGCAGTAGGGATGTAACAAATGACTTAATCACAAAACAAATGAAACAATTTGTAGTTGATTTTAATGGTTATGATGATAAAAAAACAGTTGACCACGTTTGTGAAAACATGGTAGCAATTGATTCAAGATACATAAGAGAGTGTTTTAAGCTAATATCTCCAGACATAACTATGGAACAAGACTTTACATGCAAGCACTGTAATCACAAGGAGGTTATGAGCGTTCCTTTTGGAACGGACTTTTTTTGGCCTGAGTCCTGATTATATGGAACAGGTGTATGAAGCCTTTTTCGTCTTAAAACACTATGGCGGATGGTCCTTGTTCGAACTATACAATCTTCCAATAGGTCTACGCGAGTGGTGGTTCAAGAGAACCATTGAAGAATACAAGAAAGAAGCGGAAGCTATTAAGAAGCGGTGATAAGATGCTCGGGAACTCCCGAGCATTTTTTTTCCAAAACTATTTATGTTATTAAAGAGGGCTTTATATGGATACGAAAGAACTGCTGGAACTGCTGAAAGGCTTGAAGCCGGAAAATATTACTGCTGCTACTCAAGCATTGCAAGAATTAGTTGAATTATTGGAAGAACGAGAAAAGGCGGAAAGTG